CATCGTATCGGCGGCGTTATAAGTAGGTGTAGAAGCGCCATCCACTAGACCAAGATACCAGGCCGCAGTATAAGAAGTACCTGCAAAATACTTGTTCAAGAGATCAGCTTTACCCACGTTTACCACTAGGTTCTTGAATGTCTCTTCCCAACGGATAGTACCATCAGCCGCCGTACAAGTGACTGTATAAGCACCAACTACATTAGCATCTTCCAATAGAAAGTTGCGCGTGGCTACAGCTACAGCAGAGCCTTCGGTGGGTTTAATATTTTCGGTTTGCATTATGCGATCCTTATGATAGCGGTTGTGTTAGTGACTGCCGGAAATTGAATTGTGAATGAATTGGAGCAGGTTTTATCACCGCCAAAATCCAAAAGAAATACTGATGCGTTATTCTGAGTCGAATTGTAAATCAAGGCGCCGCGAGCTGTAAATGCAGCTGGGTTCCAAACAGCATTAGCAAATGACCAATAAGATACCGTCCCAGTTGTTCCTGATGTAGGTGACTGAGTGATTGTTAAAGGTATGCCGCCTTGCGTGTATCCAGTCCCTACTACCTCCCCAACAAGTTGGGTAGAGTACTGGGTTGTGGTTGCATTTAATGTGGCCGAGGCTGTAAAAAGCGCAATCTTAAACGTGTTTGGACTGGTTGGCCCAAAGTTGTGCAAACCCTGGGGCAGCTGAACCTTAAAGCTAGTCGTGGCAGTTTGAACAATACTCATGTAACCACCTGCCTGAACTGGCCATCACGGTAAGAGTCTTGACGCTCAAGTCCATCACCAAGGCGTTTGGCCAATGCCAGTGCTTCAATGTACTTTTGATTGTACAAACCCATCAAGTCCGCCTCACCCTTCATAAAGGTGTAAGCCTCAACAAGAGAACCGTAAAGAAGAACGGTATCAAAGTTATTGCCAAGCCATGTAGTTTCAGCGGTGACAATAGACTCGGGATAATAGTAATAATGCAACTCGGCATTGTAATTAGTATCGGGCGTTGGACCTACCATGAAAGATAGGTAGTTGGTCACCGTGCTACTGGCCACCGTCGGGCCAAACAATGCATAGTATTGGGGTGTTCCATAGGCGGCTGGGTTACCATAAGCCTCACGCAGGAAGTTAACGTCTTTGATTAAAAGGTAGTTATAGCTACCAGTGAACGACATAGTTCCAGATACAGCGCCTGTATTGGCAATATTGAGCGTGATTACAAGCCCATTAATACCGACAACAGTAGCGCCCGCTGCAACCCCAGTTCCGGCAACAAGTTGACCAAGCACAATGTTGGTTGCGCTGCTAACCGTGATGGTGTACGCGCCAGAAGAACCTGTAGCCGTTGGACTGACGTTTTGAAATATCGCAAGAGAATAGGTTGAAAGAAAATCACTGGGGCACGATAGGTATGGGTTATTGGTGGCTAAAGTACCCGTCACATTTTTACGCAATGACGGAAACTGGACTGAATTAAAGATGCGTTGTTCAGCTTGCTCAACAAACGTAGGAATATCCGCTACGAAAGTGGTTTCGTAGTTCTGTGTATAGTCCTGTATCAGTTGTTTAAGCTGGGTGTAATTCACGCCATCGGTCCTCTAGCCATCACGCCTTTAGTAGCAGCTCCAGTACCGCGAATCTTGATGCCATCATCTTTAACGCGGTCATCCATTGTGATGGACACACCCATCAGCGGTACCCAGTTCTTTTTCTTTTGGAACTCAGGCTCTGTAAAAGCATCAGCTGGTCCTACAGGACGGCCTTTCATGTCATGAGGTTTGGCATACTCATCAGCAGGCCCATTGTTCACGTCACTAGCGCGATGAATAGCAGGGCTATTCTTTTTAGTTGGCTTTACTTGGGTTTTCATCATTTGCTCCCAGGTTTTTGGTTGTGAGCACGGGCCAAATTACGGCCTACTGCACGCATATCCTTACCTGTTGGACCACCCTTTTTCAACTTAGACAAGTTGGTTTTCTTTCCGGGGTGTTCTTGTTTGTCATGCATCGAAAAAGCCTTTTTAATCAGCTTTTTGTCTTGTTTTAGATCATCGTCTTTCATTTCAAACTCCTACGTTGTGACTATCGTAACTGTACCAATTTGCACCTGTAGAAGCAAATCATTTTGAGTCAAAGGGACATCAAAAGTACTTGCTCCACCCACTGGATTCCATCCCCATTGGAAAATCCTGCTACCCTCACCTATACTGCCATCAGCAAGCTGTCCAGAAGCGTAGTAACTAAGGTCTGGCCTTGGGTCTCTAACGCCTTGTGGGTCATCTACAGGATACATTCCAAGCTGTAGCTGGGGTTGATCTGGGTCCCAACAAGTTGGACACACCAACAAGTTGTAAACCTTGGTCTTTATGATCTCTTTTCTGAGTTCTGTGAGCTTAAACCTGAATCCGCACCGATCACACTCGGCAATCGAGTTCTTGCCAGAGGAAAATCGGTTACCCATTATGAATAACCCCCGCCAATATACATTCTACGGGGTACAAACCTCACCGCGGCCTTCTCATGATCTTCACCAGCTGCCAATTCCCAGGCCTCATCGTACTGAGCCTTCAATATTTGCAGTCTTTCTAAAGCATTTGGTACTTTTAAGGCCATGTAATAGGACAATCCTGCCACTAAACAAGGAATAAACCTAAAAGGTACGTCTGGAATGTTAGTACCACCGCCGGCATCTTGCATTCTTCGCATTCTCCAATACACAAGCTGGTATGTGTTGGCACCATCCGGTGTTGGCCACACTGTTACACTGTTCTTTTGACTCAAAAGTACCGCAATACCGGCTATATGTGTAGTGGAACTTGTTCCACCCTGACCTCTGGTGCAGTTCAAAAGGTAAGCTGGGTTGCCATTTGCCGCGGATTGCAGCTCGTTATAACCAATCAACTCATTGTCCAGAGTAATAAACCCTGCATTGGGCAGTCCAGTCAATGAACTGACTGCTATTTGAGTGTCAGTAGCACTAACAGCAGAGTAAACAGTAACTGCTGTGGGCTGAGTATTGGCTGTAAGGCGCTGTATCCACAATTGAATGGGTCTGCCTTGTATCAACTTGTTGGGGATCGTGGCATAAGTGGACACACTGATGCGAGTAATCGTCAAATCAGCTTGATTGCTGGGCTGGTTTTGCTGTGTTCTGATAACGTGCTCTAGCAAATCGACTGTATCATCAGGCAAAACGTATGTTGGCTGGCCTTGGACCAATGTAATGACGTCTTGTTCAAACGTCCACATGTTGATACCGCGGTTTGCCCAATCTGCAAAAAGCAGGTTCAACGACCTTCTAGCAGTCTTGATGTCGTATCCAGTGCGGGATTCGCCCCCGCAACGCTCAAAAGCCTCCTCGACTAACTCGGGAAGCTGTAAATTGAACGCTGCTACACCAGATGTTTGAACCATTATTTGGCCGCTCTTATGTTATCTACAAGATTTGGATATGGTCTACCCGCTTTTTTAGCCATAGCTTTAGCAGCTGCTTTTTTGGCGGGGCTTAGTTTTTTGGGTTTGCCTAAACTTTTGGGTCTAGGCTTATCCCAAACTTCACCACCTTTTTTGTAGACTGATACATCGTTTGGATTATCCTTGCGATGTATTGTTTTTCTACCTGGCATTTTGGATGGATTAATATCACCCATACCACGGCTGGCCATCATTTGTACATCCCGCCCTTACATGCAACGATAGTACCTTTGGTGTGTCCTTTTTCACAACAACCATCAGCACGAGCGCTTGCACGATGTGCAGAACCACCTTTATTCATGCCACCAGGACGTTTTGCTGCCAACAAAGGGTTGACGGGCATACGACCTGCCATAGGCGATCTGGGGCGCATTGGTGCGCTCATAGAGGCCATTTGATTCATCATTGGATTCATTGGCATGACAATCTCCTTATTTGGATTCTTGGTGCTTGTGCATGTGTTCCACAACTTCATGATGCTTATGGTGTCCAGCAGCATGCTCACCATAATGGTGATGATGATGCTTGTGACCATTAACTTCATGTTCTTTCATGTGGTGTACATGATGCTTGGTTTCATGATGATGCTCATGACCAGCGGGAAGAATGTGTTTTTCGTGTTCGTGATGTTTCATGGTGTTCTCACTTTTTGTGATGGGTTTTGCCGCCGCGTTTCATAGCTGGGCCTTTGACGTTATACAAAGGACCATTACCAATCGTATTGCCTTTCATTTTCTCTTGCAATGCGCGGGTATGGCCACGTTCTTGAACTGAATGCTCGCCGTGAGCTTTCATTCCGCCTTCTTTAACTTTACCCATCTTTGCAGTAGTCATACCTTTTCTTTCATCATCGCCATGCATGCCAGTAGTCATCCCACCAGATGCCATCTTCTTGACGTGACCGCCATGCTTCATCGCTTCTTTCAAGTGATGATGTGCCATGTGCATGTGATGTTCGTGCATTTCGTTCTTCATATCTCCACCTTTTGAAAAATGTTTGCCTTTGTCGGCGTTGCTAAAATCTTGTCCCACCGATTGTGGAACTCCTACCTTCTTTGCAAACGCCTTGTTATGGGCAATTGCTTCCATAAAGTTATGCTGTTTTTTGCTGGTACTTGGCATTATCTCATCCTGCCTTTGGTATGGCCACGCTTTGCAATACCATCACGATGATTAAACTTTACTGTGATGCTTTTATCGCCGCGTTTTTCAGCTGCCTTGACGGCCGCAGACGCACTTTTGTAATGCGTGATTTTGCCACCTTTTTTCTTGCCCATGTCTTTGGTTGCATTATTGTAAGCTTCATCAATTTTGGCTTGCTGCAAACGCTCATCACGCTCCGCCTTTAGTTGCCGTTCGGTTTCGGGCGTCATATAGTTTGGACTATTGCGTTCAGCCATTTGTGCAGCTGTTGGTCCGCCTTGTCCACCGCGGCCAGCTCCTGCTGTGCTGCCACCTTGAGCATACTTAGTTTTTCCGCCTTTTTTATAGCCTTCGTTTTCGCTTAATTGACCAGTAATTAAGCTATCAGTATCTACGCCTCTTGCATCAAGCCTATCTTTTGCCATGCCCGGCCCCATAGATCTGATTCTGCTATATGGTGAATCTTTGCCTACAGCTTGTTCTTTTGTGTAGTACAAATGTTTTTTAATATCAGCAACATCAGCATTGGTTTGCCTTTGTTTTTTTGCGCTTTCAATATCATCATCATACGTTGCCATATTACACCATCTTTCCTTTAGTCAATCCTCTGATTGCACAACCATCAGCGCAATGCCAAGCCCGTAGGCTTTTGTTAATACGGCTATCTGGATCATTTGCAGTTTTGGCTGACGTTAACTTTGCTTTCATTCCAGACATTCTTGCGCAAAAAGATTTCTTCCTTGATCCGCCCTCTGGTTGAGGAGGCTTTAAATGCATCCCCTCCTTCGCGGCTGAAGCACGACCTTTGGCGTTTAGACCGCCATTCGGATTCTTCCCTTCTTTGCGTTGCCATGCTGGAGTGCTCATGATTATGAATCCGCAATAAGAACGCCACCAATGTTAATCCCTACAGTACAAGCTGTAGTAGCACTGGGCGCAATCTGCCATTGAACGTCTGTTCCAGCTGGGTAAGCAAAAGGAAAGGTGCGTTGAATGTTGAACTGCTGAACAAACGGGGTTTGCAAAACAACACGTTTAACCAATGTTGCAGAAGAATTCAATACAGATGGATATTGCGCTACAGCCCTGTATGTTCCGTAGTTTGCAGTATTACCTGTAAACGAACTGTTTGCAGTGAACCTTGTCAATTGCAAAGTATTGTTTGCTGGAACTGTGTACACCGCCATCTGTGAAGTACCCAAACTCACAGTACTACCATTGAATGTTGTGGTGTTAATCTGTGCATACTCAGTTGCACCAGATGTTGCTGCTTGGTTTTGAATCGTAATCTGGCCGGTAGGATTTACAGTACTGCTCAACGCAACAGAAATGTTGTTGATTCTCCAATACGATTTGGTTGTCGCTACGCCAGTACCTGCTGTGCCACCCAAAGCAACAATCTCAGAAATTGGACTGTAGTTTGCATCAAGCCCAGTGACTTGAATCAATGCACCTGCATCTCCCGCACCAACAGTACTGGCCACATACATGACTGCGGCACTTGATGGAAATACATAGTTGGTTGTAGGAGAGTTCTCCCACATGGTTACAAACACACCAGCCGTTGAGCCAGTCGTACCATAACCAAATATGTTTAAAGGCGTGTGGCCAGCAATTTGACCACGAGTTACCTGTAGATCAAAAGGTTCGTATTTTGCTTGACGAGAAATGGAATTGAATCCGTCATTTCTGCCGGGTATCCCATTTGGACTTTGTACTGCCATGATTAATCTCCTAAAGAATAGGGGCCGTAGCCCCTTTGATTAATCGAAGTTACCGTAGGGGTAAGTTGTCAAGTTGCCAATGTTGTTGTCAGGCTGTGTGTAACGCAAGGTTACATTTAGCTGTCCAGCCATGCTAGTACGAGTGTTTAGCGCCGTACCAACCATAGCAATCGTGACTACAACTTGTGACAAGTTAGGCTGTGTACCGCCCTGGTAAATGTCTGTTGAAGTTGCAGATTGGTTGATAATCTGTGTACCAGTAAAGGTAGACAAAGACTGACGACCAACTGCATTGGATGTCAACACACCAGTTGTGAAGTAAGCGGCTGTACCAGCAGCGGCAGTGTAGTTATTGGAAACCAAAAACTGAACGCTGGTCAAAGAAGCTGACCCACCAGTTACTGAAAATGCAGTGGCAATGTCCAAAAAGACATCATCCAAGTCTGCTCCTGTGGGCAAATAGAACACTGCACCGCGATACACGTTCGTTGCTGAGTCAGCAGGAATGGTCTGTGCTGTTGGTGTTGCTGTTGCTGATGGAGTAAAAACAGTTGCGTTTAAGTTTGGAATGCCGTTAGAGGCAACAAACTGTCCTGATGCGCCAGCGTAAGTGGATGTGCCAACAACTGCGTTGGAGATATCCAAGTCCACATTCTGCACCAATTGGGAATACCCAATATTGCGCAGGGGGCCAAATCTATTATCGCCCGATATGATTGGGCCTTCAAACGTACTACGTCCCATGATAATTCCTTATGCAAAAGCCTCTTGTTAATCGTTGCATCGTGGCCCCTGGGCGGGTTGGCAACAAGAGAAAAAAGTCCCAGACAACCCACAATATACACTATTTTTAAAACGTGTCAACAAGAAAAAAGGGCCCCTTTTGAGGGCCCTTCCAAACAGGCTTATGACCTGATTTGTTTAATAGGAACCGTAGATCCCCAATGGATCAGACCAGCCAAACGAATAACGCTCGCGGGACTTGTAACGCACGTTACCAGTGTCGAAATCTCCATCCATTGAATTCTGGAGAGGTGTACGCTCAAAGTGCTTGAGGCCGTTAGGCACATCAGTAGTCAAGAACCATGCATTGGTTGCGGTCAAGAAGTGGTTAACTGTGTAACCTTCTGGAATCGAACCATTGTTCTTCAACGCGTTGATGTCGTTGTTGTTTGTACCAACACGCAATTCTGTGTCGAGCAAACGGGTTGCAACGAACATTAGAGCTGGTGGAACAATCAACTTCTTGGGGCGTGCGGCGATCAAAAGACCACGCTCGTCTGTCCAAGCGGCGATTTGAATGACGGCATTCTCAAGAGAAGTCTCGTTCAAGTCAGCAGGAGTAGACGCAGTGTTGGAGTTTGTGCCACCGTTCACCAAGGGGTGAGCAGTATTCAACAAAGACACGCCATCACCGCCTACATAAGCATTGTTATATGCGTTGTTTAAAACAGCCGCAGCTTTAACTTGCTTGGTGTATGCCATAGCACGGGCCAAACCTTTGGTGTAGCGAGCAGACAAGCTGTCGTACAAGTTATCTTCAATCGCCTCTTCAGTGATTGAG